GTTGTATGTAGCACCAAAACCTGATGATGATGCACCAGATGCTAGAGCAACTGTTTGTCCAGATGTTCCAATAGTAATCGTTGTACTATTAGTTTGAGTAATTATAGTACTCGTATTTGAATTCTGTATTGTATCTGTTCTTAATATTCCTGCCATAATTTACCTATTGAAATTTGTATCTAATAATAACTATACCTGAACCACCAGCACCACTTACATTAGAGAAATTATCCGCTCCACCACCTCCTCCGCCTGTATTAACTGTACCTGCTGATCCATTAACAGACGCACTTCCTCCTGCTCCACCTCCACCTGTTCCGCCCGATGCAAGAGTTCCTGGGTCATTTCTTGCTCCTCCTCCACCCCCAGCATAAGATGTAGGACTTCCTGAAATTGAAGTTGTAGCACCTGCTCCACCTGCTCCACCTATTGAAGATGTTCCAGTGCCTCCAACAGCAGTAGCACCACCTCCTCCACCTCCCCCAAAAGCGGGAGGATTTTGATTTCCAAGACCACCATTACTTCCTTGTGGTGGACTTGTTGGTGGTGAATTTCCTGTTCCTCCTGTACTAGGTCCAGTATAATTTGCACCTCCTCCTGAACCACCAGGTGTACCACTAGCACCACTAGCACCAGCACCATTAGCTCCACCACCTCCACCAGTTGATGTAATTGTTGAAAAAATTGAATTTGAACCAGGATTTCCTTGAGCATCCGCTGGCCCTGTACTAGCACCACCTGCTCCTACTGTTATTGGATAACCTGTTACTGAAACTGGTAATGCTCCACCAGGATTCGCTAATGGACTAGCCGTCCACGCTGCAGGACTAGGTACTGATTCTCTGAATCCTCCAGCTCCACCTCCTCCAGAAACATCTCCTGTACCACCAGAGGCTCCTCCTGCAACAACCATATAATCTACTGTTGAAGATCCTGCAGGATTTCCAGCATTCGTTACTGTAAAAGTACCAGGTCCTGTGAATGTATGAATTTTATAATTACCACATGTTGTAATTGTTCCTCCAGTTGCTGCAACAAATTCTACAGTTGTAATTTGATTATAAGTTTGATACACAGTTTTCCAACCCTCTGTTGAATCTACATATACTAATGTATAAACTTGACCATTAATTTTAATTTTTGCATCTATTGTTTCTCCATCAATTTTAGAACCATTTCTACCAACAGTAATATTATTTGTAGCTGCTGTATTTGCATAATCTGCAATTGCTACAATATCTCCAGCACTCGGTGTTGCAGGTAAAGTTACTGTAAAAGCTGCAGAAGTTGTATTACAAAAATATCCATTACCACTTACTGCTGTAAAACCTGTTGTCTTTGCTGTTGTATCCCAGTTTACTGTTCCTGATCTTCCAAAACCACTAGACGAAGCACCAGCTGCTAAAGCAACTGTATCTCCAGAAGCACCTAAGGTTAAGGTAGTGCCTGATTGTGGTTCAATTGCATTTACTTCTATTTTAGACATATTATATTACTACCAAAGTTCCTGTTACAGTTAAAGTACTTGTTAAAGTAACTGGTCCTGCAAGTACTCCTGATTCTATTGTTTGTGTTTCTGTAATAGATGTTGCATGTGTATTTACAAATTTTTGTGCAAGCATTGAAGGTGATGGTGTATACTCTGCTGGTAAAGAACAAAATATATCTTTAATCCCTGTATTAAAACTTACTAAACTACTAGCGTTAGAGCTAGATATTACTGTGTCTCTTGTAAAGGTAGTGGCGTTCGTTAACGAGCCAATGCCCACTTCCCATTGATTGCCTAAAGCAATTGAATAGTAAGTTGAGTTACCTGCTCCGATACCATCAGAAAAACTTTGAAAACCTAACTGAGCACCACTTAGTGTAATAGTGCTTGTTCCAGTTGTCGAAGTCGTTTCTTTGACTCTGTCGTTAATAACGAACACCATAAAGCTACCTCTATGATATTCTTAATATTGCATTCGCTGATGTAAACGCTGGGAACACAATTGTAAATGTTCCTGCTGTTGCTGTTTTATCTCCACCAAAATCTAGAACGCAAACAGCTTTATTTGTAGCTGATGTGTTGTAAATTAGAGCTCCCGCTGCTGTCAACGTAACTCCTGTGAATGATAAATCTGCAAAGTCAACAATTGCTACACCTGTATCAAGTGAAGTTTGTTGTCCTGTTAAAGTACCACCTCCAGCTGTGTACTGACCAGTGTTTGCTACTTCGTTAGTTGAAGTATAAACAGTTGTTGATGCTGATAAGTTTGCTGCTGATGTATAAAGTGATAATTTGAAAACGTTTCCGCCAGTTGCAAAATTATGTACGCCTTCTAAAATTTGTTGTTTAAAAGAATTACATACTGCTTGTGCTATTGCCATATTTTGTACTCCTTATAGTTTTTATGGTGATGGTGAATTAATTTTAATTCTTAATGAACCATCAAAATACTCATCTCTACGTCTTCTACCTGTTTGTTCAATCGTAAAGCCTTGTAATGCTGTATTATACTTGTCTTGATAGAGTTTGTACATATCCATCGGTCCTTTTAAATATGCAAAGGCTTCTACTAAACAAGCATATAATAATAATTCTGGGGCATTTTGACTAATGTAAGTTGTAGTATTAGTAGAACTTAAATTATCAGGTGTATAAACATAATCTAATGTAACTGCATATGCAGCATCTGGTATAGGAGCTACTTGAATAGCATTTTCTCTATACATTGAATAGTATTTAGGAAATCCAGTTGATCCACTAGCATTATATTCAGTTATAAATGTATCATCTCTAGGATCTAAAGCTACTTGATTAGAAGAAGTATTAGTTACAATAACTGATCTAACTATTAAAGCTCTTCTAATAGTTGTTGTTCCTTCATCTGTATTATCATCTGGTAAAAGTAAATATTTATTACCAGAGTTAAAACTTGATGTAGCATATTCTCTAGAATAATCTGCATCAGCTTCTCTAAATATTCTATATTCTGAATTTTTAATAAAAGTATCACAAATACTATTAGTTAATACTGATGAATCTACTTCTGTATAATCTCTAATTTGTTGTAATAGTTCTGCGTATGTCATGATATTACTATTGTTACATTACCAACACTTGCTAGTGCTGATCTTTTATAATTAATTATATCTCCACTAATTCCAGGCTGCATACCGTTTGATAAATATTGTCCTGGCCAATAATATAAATCTAATTGAACTTCACAACCACCACCTGGTCTAATATCTGCTCTTGGCATTATTAATGCTTGAGGATCAGCTGGATGATATGGAGGATCTAATTGAGGATGCTTTGGTTCATATTCAGTAAAATGAACAATAGAACCATTCCACTCTTTTCTCATTTCTCTATATGGAAATTGAGCTCCACTTCTATCAGAAATTGCTAGTGATCTTTTACCACGTGCGTATGACATTAATATCTATCTCCAAAATAAGTATAAGGTGAAATAAATACAGAAGTTCTTTGAGAATCTTCTTCTAAAGCTCTTTGTAATTCATCTTCATATAATAATTTTAAATCTTGAATTCTTTCTGGTGCATATTTTTGTGATAAATAAAATGCAAGTCCAGAAACCATACATGGTAAAAATCTATATGGTAAATCTGCTTGATTCGTATAAGAACCAGCATCTTGAATTCTTTGTATGTAATAATATTTTAAATAAGTATAAGTTGTACAATCTGGTGCAAGATATAAACTAATTTCTGGTGTAATTTGTCTATTCACATAATATTGTGAAGGTTGTCCAGTTTGTCCTTTATTAGGAAGTGCTGCGTAAGCAGATCTATCAATTTTATTTAATGATATATCATTTGTGCTTGAAGTTATATTTTCAGAAGTTGAAACATAAGCTTCTAGTACATCACTGCAATCTTGTGGTGTAGTATAAGTAATTGTACCAGCTGTCATTAACTGGTTTTTTAATTCTACTTTAAAAAGATGAACACCTCTATTTCCCCATTCAGAGAATAATAGATTTAAACTTCTTCTTGATGATTTTAAATCGTAACCTTTTGTATTACGAATGCCACATCTTTCGTACGCCTCTTCTATGACGTCATCAATATCTAAATTAAATGTAGTTGTGCCAGATGTAGCCAT